AGATGTGTATAAGAGACAGAAACAATACAATGCAATATTACACAATCTTTAGCAATACAAAAATAGTCTATTAATGGTCTATTTTGATAAATACGGTCTATTTTTCAAGTTTAAGTCTATTAAAGGTCTATTTTTGGTGATTAAAAAAGCGGCACTTAGCCGCTTATGCTGTATGTGCCATTTTGTTTTGTTCAATATAAGCCAAAACATCAGACTTCATATAATTTACTTGTCGTTTATGAGGTTTAGAGAATGGAATGCCGCCACCTTCACATCTTTTCTTCTGCAACCACGGTAAGGATACGTGCATAACAATAGCTACTGTTTCAGGTGGAAAAGTTTGATTATCAGCAGCTTCCCAAAATTCCTTCTTAGCAGCCTCTTTTTCTGCATGAGTCATACGATCTAATTTAGTTAAACGTGACATTTATTTCTCCTTACTTTCCGCTTTAGGATTTGCCCACCAAAGTACAGGGCCATCTTCTGAATCAAATGCTGCAATTAAAAAGAGTCCTTGTTCTGGCGGTTCTGGCTTCCAGTTTGGCCAAACTACTGCATCTTCCGGTATATTTGGTATTTCATCGTAATCTAATAGTTGAGTTTCAATTTCAACTCTAAGATTCATTTGAAGTTGTGCCCACTGTTCTCTTGTATAGGCTTCAGCTCCTTCTTCAATGGTGTCAAACAATTCAATATCTGGATGAAACCAGTTGAAAAGGTTTTCAGGTGGTTCTATTGGCTGGATCTGATATTTAAAACCCGTCTCACTAGATCCATAAAATAGTTTTGCTTCATCAAAGCTTTTGGTTACAAGAGGGGCAGAGCCTTTCTTGTAGCAAATTACTATTTCATCAAATTTAAAAACACGTTCAGCTGTCTTCAAATCAAAGCATTGGTACATAGGTTCACTAAACCAACTCTCAACATAAAATAGATTTTTAATATGATCTTTGCGGGAACCGTGCCATTTCTGAACTTTGATAACATCATCAAAAATTTCTAAGAAAAAGTTGTTGCCTTCCTTTTCATGCATTTTTCTATAACGCTCAGTCTATGGGCTTAATCAGTGATGCGGAAATGAAAGACTTTGAGGCTAAATTTGGTGGTTTAACTTCTCGTATGTCGGGTCTGTGGGATAAGGGTATTCAGTCCATGTTGAATGGTACGCTGACGTGGAAAAATGCCATGAATGCTATCTTCTCTGAGCTTTCAGCTGAGTTCATTCAAAATATGGTCACAGCACCACTTAAAAAATATATGGCAAGCCTTGGTCCACGCTTAGCTGCAAAACTTGGTCTTATTAAAGCTGAAACCGTAGCCGAGGCATCTGGCCAAGCTGCACAAACCGGAGCAACTATTGCAGGTGAAGCGACTCGTACCAGCGTTACTGCAGCAGGTGGTTTGGCACGTTTAGGTTTAAAAGCAGCTGAAGCTATCAAAGGCATCATGATGTCTGCATGGGAAGCAATGGCCGGAGCTTTTAAAGCGATGGTTGCAATTCCTTATGTTGGTCCAATTCTCGCCGTTGGTGCCGGTGCGGCTGCGTTTGGCTTGGTCGCTGGTCTTGCGGGCAAGATTAAATCTGCTCGAGGCGGTTACGACATTCCATCTGGTGTAAACCCTATGACGCAATTGCACGAAGAAGAAATGGTATTGCCGAAACAGCATGCCAATACCATTCGTGCCTTAGGTAAATCTATGGCCAATGCTGGGTTTGCTGATCCTGCTTCTGCATCTGGTGGTGATTCGTATCACTTTAATCTTGGATTTGTAGACACCAAAGGTGCTGATCGATGGCTGAAGAAAAACGGTAAAGCTGTAGCAAACAGCTTGAAAGGCTATAACCGCAATTTTGGTAAATAAGGAGGATTCATGTCAGACGTATTGTTTCCTGAACTGCCGGGTTTAGAGTGGGATCTCACCAAAACCCCGATGTTTAATACCAAGATCATGCAATCAGTAAATGGTCGAGAACTAAGGGCTAGTTATCAGGCAGTACCTAAATATCAGATCAGCATGTCCTTTGCATTCCTTCGGGAGAGCAAGGGGCGTAATGAATTACAGCAACTTGAAGGTTTCTTTCTAGAGCGCCGTGGCTCATTTGATTCATTTCTTTTCAAGATGCCTGAGGACAATGAATTTCAGTGCACGTTTGTAGGCGATGGGGTTCAAACGTCATTCCAGCTTTATAAGCAGATCAATACCACTCAGATCCCTTTACAACATACCCAAGCGGAACAGAGTGAAGATCCGTTGATGTGGAGTGAGAATGCATCAAAACCGATGTGGTCAGATCCTGAAAGTCAAATGTGGTTACTTCAATTTGTTATTACAAATAATGGTATGTTGCAGCTATCGATTCCACTATTAGAAGGAGAATCTATTACTGTAACTGGTACCTTTTACTATCGATGTCGTTTTGCTGATGATGAACAGCAATATACCAATTTTATGTCTAAGCTCTGGAAAGCTGGGAAAGTCGACATGATTGGGTCACTAGGAAATAAGGTATGAGAGCAGCTTCGGAAAAACTTATTGCATTGTTAGATGCCAATCAGTTCGTGATGGCTGACTTATACACCATTACAACTATTCAAGGTATTGAGTATCGTTATACAAGTTACGATACAAATCTAATAGTTGGTGGAAAGGAATTTATTGCCGATGGCCCACTAATAAGTCGAGAAGGAACAAGCCTATCATTGGGAATTGAAGTTGATAATTTATCTATTACGATCGAATCCAATGAAAATACGAAATTTGGTGATGTACCTGTAACTCAGGCTTTTCACAATGGGATTCTTGATGGAGCAAGATTTAAATTAGAACGTATCTTTATAGATATGAATACTCCGACTGATACAAGTGCAGGAACGTTGGTTTTATTTGAGGGACGAATAGTAGAACCTGAGTTGGACCGTTATGGCGTAAAAGCTAGTGTTGTATCGGATGTTGATGGTTTAAAGCTTCAAATGCCAAGAAATTTATATACACCAGGGTGTTTAAATACTTTATTTGATACGGCATGCGGTCTATTGCGTCAAAACTTTATGGTGCAAACGACGATTGAGTCGGGCAGTACTGCAGCTCGAATTATATGCCAAGTGAATCAGCCTCAAGGGTGGTTTACTCAAGGTGTGATTGAATTTTTAGACGGTGGCAATGCAGGACTAAAACGGACGATTCGAATGCATGAATCAGGTGCTTTGTTATTGACTTTGCCATTGTTGGAAGCACCGCAGGCGGGGCAAAGAATTAAGGTTTATCCAGGATGTGATAAACGCTTAGAAACTTGCCAAAACCGATTTAATAATTTCACTCGTTTCCGTGGTGCGCCATTTATACCAGTACCTGAAACTGCAGTTTAACTAAATTTGTATTAATCCATACCCAGCCTTTGAGCTGGGTTTTTTATGGGGTAGGAAAATGCCTTTACCGAATGTCAATGATTTTATTGGGACAAATGTTACCCAGAGTAAATTTAAGCAAGCTCAAAAGCAGTTAATTGAATATGTTGAACAGCTTGGCAACAATGTTTCAGCTGCAGCTGGTGGAAAGTACGGTTTTAATACGATTGCAGATTTCGAAGCGGTAAAATCAAGTTTACCCAATAATTCAGTTGTGAATATTGCCAGCGGATCGGATGCTGGTGATTACGTCTGGAATGGGAGTATTTTAACTAAAAGTCCAAATGATTCTTTAACACAATCTAAAAAATATACAGATGATCATGTTAAACCTCTCAAAAAATTGGTTGGTGAAGCTGAGTCTGAATTGCTTGAAGCAGCTGTTGATCAAGATGGATTTGCTTATCGCGCAACAGATGCTAATGGAAACGTTCAATTTTCTGGAAAAAAACTAGGTTTTAATGAGTCTAGTATTGAAGAAACCACGAACGAAGATCCATTGGTACTTGTAGATAAAGACGAAAATGTTGTTTTTCATATTGATAAAGAATCAAACTTGCATATACCGAATAATATTTTTTATGGCGGTGGCTCGCTAGATGAAAATATGAAAAACGTCGCAAATAATATTAGCTCTGAAAAAATATATCGCAAAATAGCAGGACAAACATATCAAAATGCTGTGATTTCAAGACAGCAACATATGTCTCAGTTTACATCAATTATGACATTGGCTGAATCCAATGGATTGCGGAACCGTATGATCGCAGGCGTGAAAATAAGTACAGGCTTGTTTGTAGTTTGGCATCAGCAGACAAAATCTCAATACGATGGGGATGGCTCAGGGTCTGCATTTTGGTCTGCGTTTATCGACATCGATGAAAACCTCCAGGTGACCGTGCGTGATAAAAAGCTGTTTATATATCCAGACACAGATGCTGGCATTATCAAACATCCGCACTTAGGTTGGACTAATGACAATCGCTTAATCATGGTCTATGAAAAATCAGTTGGATATGCAGAAGCTACACCACAAAATCCAGTCGATTACATTAAACATGTCATGTACTCATCGGATGAAGGCATCACTTGGACACCTCCTGTTCAGCTTAAATACGTCAATAGTCCACCAACGACAAATTTGAAGGCCCTAGGAACAACGTGCGAAGTTTTAAAACTCAAATCGGGTCGGTTAATTGTTGCTCTCTATTCTTCATCTGGTCACAGCGGCTGTATTTATTCTGATGATAACGGCTCAAGTTGGGTTTACTCTGACAAATTTATCAATGAAGGTAATTGGGGGTATGAACCATCTATTTGTCCAAATAGTGATGGGCATTTAGTAATGGCAATGCGACCTAAAGCAAACACAAATTTACATGCAGGATTTGCCAAAAGTAAAGATAACGGTCTGTCTTGGGAAATGATGCACTCAAATCGGGTTGTAAGCGTCACAAATCAATCATTTTTACTTTACGACGAAGCGTTCGGGGTTCACTTATATTCACATGACGTGAATGAACTAAATAGACGAACAAATTATCGTATTTCAATTTCTTATGATGATTGCAATACGTTTCCTTTGACTTACGCGCCATTCCCAGATTCTAGGTATGTTGGCTATACGCAGCTGATGAAGTGGTCGGACGGTATCTATTTGTTGCTGATGGAATACAACGATGTATGGCAGGGTATTAACTCAAATGAGCAACTCGGCATTCAAATAATTAACGCAAAAGAGGTATTTAACAATGTCACTCGTTCTAAGATCTAATATTAGTGCGGAAAACAGTCTCGGTACATACAAGTCCATAACGTCTGACCCAGCTACCGAATTTAATTCATATAAAGCACGAGTTCTAGCCGATGGCGGTGAAGTAATGAATGATGCCGATACGCTGGCAGCTTTTAAATATTTAATTAATAGCGGAATTTATGGTATCGCAAGGACTTTTGTTGGTGCAAAATTCGGCATTAAACGTGATTCAAACGGTTCGGTCTTGAAACTTTATGCACTGGACGGCATTGATTTGGTCGCTTACAACATCAACAATTCAGCGCTACCCGTCACTATCGTGAACAATGAATTATCATTCAACAATATCGTTCAGGGTGGCACATCCCAAACATCGGGTACTATTTTCATTTCAAATGAAAAGATTGCTACACGTGGACGAGGACTTGTACTTGGTGTCAAGGGGTCTAGTATTAAGTCTAGTACAGTTGCTGAACAAGGTGTTGCGGCTCTTACTCTACTTGATAATGTGGCTAACGCAACGCCACTTTGGTTCGCTGCACTGGCTAAGTCAGGCGGAGGTATTACGTTTGGGAGGCAGATCGGAGAGACCCCGAACCAAAACAGTACAGCTCTAACACAAAGAGCGATATGTTATATGGCAGAAACAGGAAGCTCATACGTCGCTTTTGCGGACTATAAGAATAGGCTGTTTAAAGGTTATAGGAACGGCGCACTAGTAACGATGCCAGCTACAGCATCTCAATTCTCTAATTTAGACGGATTTGAAGGCTATGTTAACTTTGGTGGCATGGCCTACAACATAGCAAATGCTAAAGAACGTCGTCTAGCTAATATGAAAGTGTCATTGTTCTACTTATATGACAATTTACCTGAATCAAAAGTTGAAACCATGGCTAAGTTTTAGTTATTAGCTTATGAATACAAAATTAGCAAATGAAGCCGTTGCTGAAGCTATGACTTGGCTCGGCACCCCATACCATCATCAGGGACGAGTCAAAGGCGTGGGTGTTGATTGCGGAACTTTGATCTGTGAAGTCTATGAAAAAGTGGGCTTGATGGATCACTTGGATCCGCGTCCATATCCTCCAGATTGGCACATGCACCAGCTTGGACAACGATATTTGGAGCATGTTTTATCCGTGTGCTATGAAGTCGATGAGCCACAGCCTGGTGACATTGTTTTATACCACTTTGGCAAATGCATCAGTCATGGTGCAATTGTCGTCGAATGGCCAACGATTATTCACTCCTATATTCATCAAGGAGTAATACTCCAGGATGGCACAAAAGGAAGTCTAGCTCGCAGAATTGCGGGCTTTTTTCGTATGAAGAGGCTTAAATAAATGGGTGGATTATTTGGTAGTACTACGATTAGTACAACGGATACCCGTATTAACTCTATGCGGATCCAGCAGTCAGCTTATGGGCTTTGTCAACCATTGGTTTATGGCAAAACCCGTGTTGCGGCTAATATGTTTTGGTATGGAGATTTTACAGCTACACCTCATACAACAGTTCAAAAGTCTGGTGGGAAAGGAGGAGGTACTAAAATCAGTAATACGACCTTTAGTTATAGTGCCTCCCTCATGCTTGGGTTATGTGAGAACCAGATTAAAAAGATCGGGCTAATCTGGGTAGACAAAGAGCAATATGTACCAAAGCAAGAAAGATCTATTACTTTAGATCCAATCGATCAATTAAAGTTTGAATTGTTTGATGGGAATAATAATCCGCCGTGGGGATGGCTAGTCTCAAAACATCCAGATCAAGCGATTAATTATCCTTATCTTGGGTATGTTGCCGCGGCCAATTATGAGATGGGTAATAGTGCCAGTCTTTCAAACCATAACTTTGAAGTGATTAGTACCATTACTTTGTCGGATACCATTGATGATGCTAATCCTGCAGATGTAATTGAAGACTTTATTACTCATCCCCGATATGGTGCTGCGCCTAATTTAAATATGGCGGATTTAGAAGAATTTCGGACCTATTGTCGTGCAGCTAATCTCTTAATTAGTCCAGCCTTTACAGAACAACGCCCAGCTTATGAAACAATTAACGAGATAGTCGAAGCGGTAAATTGTGCTGTGGTACCAAGTCCAGATGGTTTAAAAATTCGTTCTTTTGGTGACTCTGCAATTACAGGGAATGGCGTCACATTTACTCCGGATCTCACACCGGTTTACCACTTGACTGATGATGATTTCATTAGTGATGATGAGCCGGTACGAGTACGCCGTAGCCGTGATACAGATGCTTATAATCACGTTCAGATTGAATACATCAATCGCTACAACCAGTACAACACAGAAACTACAGAAGCCAAGGACCAAGCAAATATTGAAATGTTTGGCTTGCGTACAGAGGATCCTGTGGAATGCCATTACTTCTGTGAGCCAAAAATAGCCCGCCACGCTGCACAACTTCGCTTACAGCGTTTATTGTATGTACGTAATGAGTACGAGTTTGATTTAGGTTGGAAGTACTGCCGGTTAGAGCCAATGGATATAGTCACTCTTACTGATACAGCATTAGGTCTAGTTAAGTTTCCTGTCCGGATTACAAGAGTTGAAGAGGATGAAGAAGGACGTTTAACAATTACGGCTGAAGAACTGGCCATAGGTTCAAGATCTGCTATTGAATATGACTTACAAGCATCAAATGGTTTTCAGGGGGGTAATGAAGCACCAGGTAACGTAAATGCGCCAGCTATATTTGAACCACCACTAGATCTTACGAAAGGTAAAAACCAAGTTTGGGTGGCAGTTTCAGGTGGCGTTAATTGGGGCGGCTGTAACGTGTGGTCCAGTCTTGATAATACGACTTACGAAATGATTGGTACTATTTATGGATCTGCACGTTATGGCCAGCTTGTCACGGCGATTGATGCAGATGATACGGCATTACAGGTCGAGCTTAATACGGCAAGTCAGATCTTCAGCGGAACACAGGAAGATGCTCAAGCAGATCAAACACTATGTAAAGTTGGCGATGAGTACTTTAATTATCAAATGGCCACTTTAAATGGTTCGGGTTTATATACTTTGAGTGACGTTTTACGTGGACGTTTTGATGATGCACAAAGCCATAATGCTGGTGAGCAGTTTGTGCGATTAGATAAAGCAATTTTTGAATATAGCTTTAACGAAAATCTGATTGGCAAACAGATCTATTTAAAATTCACCAGCTTTAATGGTCTTGAGCGTAAAGAACAAACTTTAGATGAAGTAACAGCTTATAGTTTTACGTTAAGCGGTGGAAGACCAGCTGGAGTAAAAGGACTTTCACTGCAGTCTCCATTTGTTGGTACAACATTTAAAGTTCAGTGGCAGAGCGCAACCGGTGCAGATGGGTATCGTGTTCAAGTCTGGTCTAATGGGGCAATGATTCGTCAAGTTGATACAACAAATACGGATTATAGCTATTCAATAGAAGAGGCTAAACAGGATGGCTTAGGTCGTGCTTATACAATTCGGGTAGCTAGTAAAAATGGTGGGCAGATCAGCACCTTTGCTGAATTGAGTATTAGTAATCCGGTACCGCCGTTATTAACTAATATTTATACATCTGCTACATCCAACTCGATCACTGTAAGCTGGATACCTAGTGAAGTACCTGATCTGAAAGACTATGCAGTGTGGCTAAGTCCAACGCCTAATTTTGATCCAACACAAATGCCACCTTCATGGAATGGCACAGATTTAACAACTATTTTTGGAGGTCTACAACCAACTACTCCATATTACATTCGTGTTGCTGCACGAGATGTATGGGAAAACACAGTCTGGAACTATACAAATCAGATTACTCAAAGTACTTCTGAAGGTTAATTTAAATTTTTACATAGCACCCGATCGGGTGCTTTTTTTTGCCTACTTCTGGAGTAAAAGGCATGGAACCAGTTTCTACAAGCGGTTTAACAGCAATTTTAAAATTTTATGGTGCAGCAATCATGGTGACTTTAGCGGTCGCTTTAGTTGCAGCAGTTGTATTAATGACACGTATGCCACGCTCACCACAAGAGTGGGCAGTGGGCTTGATCTGTACAGTTGTATCAAGTCTGGCGGGTGGCTCATTCATTATTGTGAAGTGGGGGCTTCATGAGTGGATTACTGATATTTGGGGGATGATCGCTCTTGGTGGCTTCTTCTTTATTTGCGGGATTCCTGGTTGGGCCTTAGTCCGTTGGATTTTTAATTTTATAGATAAACAGGAAGGTAAAACGATCGTTGAAGTGATCAAAGAGTTTAAGAAAGCCAGAAAAGACATTGAAAACAGTTAATGCCGCCTTCGGGCGGTTTTTTTACATCTGAAGGAAACCGAAATGAACATTGAACAATATCTTGAAGAGTTGATTAAACGAGAAGGTGGGTACGTAAATAACCCAGCAGATCGAGGAGGGGCAACAAAATACGGTATTACCGAAGCGGTTGCCCGTGCAAACGGCTTTAAGGGCAATATGCGTGATCTGCCTATAGATGTGGCCAAAGCGATTTATAAGAAACAGTACTGGACAGCCCCACGATTTGATCAAGTGAATAATCTTAGCTCTGCTGTAGCTGAAGAACTTTTAGATACTGGTGTGAACTGTGGTATCAACTTTGCAAAACCACTTTTACAACGTGCTTTGAATCTCCTAAATAACAATGGTAAAGCAGGGTGGCCAGATTTATCAGTAGATGGGATATATGGTCCGGCAACTCTTAATGCACTCAAAACTTATTTGGTCAAACGCGGGAAAGAAGGAGAAAAAGTGCTTGTGCGAGTTCTTAATATCATGCAAGGGCAGCGCTATATTGAAATCTGTGAGCGTAATCCAAGCCAAGAGCAGTTTTTCTATGGTTGGATTAACAATCGGGTTGTTATATGAAAGTCTTTCATTGTAGACGTTCAAAGATAGCTTTCACAATCACGTTGCTGTGCATTCTATTTTCAGGATGCACAGCTCAGACGATCAACAGCAATGTGAATGTAGGCATTTGCGTGAAAGCTCTTTAGAATTATCAATAATTTTCATTTCCTCACCCATATTCCATCTCCTTCTAAAGTATAAAAATAACTTTGCTTAAGACTTAAATATAATGTGCCTTGTCTTAAAAAACAACAATATCTTCATTTTTTTTAAGTTTTCTTCATTTTAGTGAAAAAATCTTCACTTTTGTGAAAAAATCTTCACTTTTGTGTATACTTAACGGGTAGCAAAAATATTTAATCTTGAGGTTTGGCATGGATCATGTATCAGAAGTTTTAAAGATCATTGAGGGTGGAATTAAGGGGAATATTACCCAAGTTTCTACCTATGCGTCGTTGCTAGCCGATAAATTAGAAAAAGAAGGACTAGAGAGACAGGCAAAAAATATACGTAGTAAAATTAACAGTTCACTTTCTTCTATTCAGAGTTTTAATACAGCTTCTTTGAATGGAGGTAACATTAATAATTTTTTGCCAGTTGATGGAGATAGCCGTCTAACCCTTGGTGATGAGACGAGACCGCAATTAATTGATAATAATGTTTTATTTAATATATATGTTCAAAATCAGATAGATGAGTTTTTAACTTTTATTAA